GCGACGTTTAGGTGACCACCACCAATTGTTGCACAAGTTCCAGGTACACTGTTTCCTTTACCACCACCAATAAACCCTAAAGTTTGTGAAACTGTGTTTCCTGAACCTCCACCAATTGTTGAAAGACAACAGCAAGCAGTATTTTTCCGACCACCACCAACAAATGAACGTGTACCATAAGCAGTATTTACAAGACCTCCACCAACAAATGAATCCGTTCCGGAAGAAATGTTAAGTCTACCACCACCAACTGTTGAATAACAACAACAAGCAATATTATATTGACCACCACCAACGGTTGAAAAACTACCAAAACTTTTATTTGCGAAACCACCACCGATTGTTGCAAAATTACATCCATTAGGGGCGGTAGTCGTATTTACTAATTTTGGGTAATTCCCATTAATAAAAGATTGGCTTGTATATAAACAAGTAAAATAACCAGAATAAACAACATTAGTGATTTGTCCTGCGTAAGTGGTATTATTATAATTAGATGAAATAAAATTATCTCCAATAGTAAATGATGAAGTTTGGTCGCCATAAATAACAAAACAATTGAAACTGACAAAAGATGAGTCAAATATTGTTGCATTAGATGTTAAGTTTAAATTACCACCACCAATAAAACCGGATTGAGATTTGTTTAAATTTACTTTACCACCGCCAATTGTTGAACTAACATTAGTAGCAGAATTTGATTTACCACCACCTATTGTTGAAGATTCTCCTGATGAGAGATTACAAAGACCTCCACCAATTGTTGAGTAACGATTATTAGCAATATTATCTCGACCACCACCAATAAATGAATAACTACCTGATGATTCGTTTTTTCGACCACCAGATACTGTTGAATATTTTACTGTTGCACAGTTAGAACAACCTCCACCAACTGTTGAATAATATTGACAAGTTAGATTACAACCACCACCAATAATCGATGACATTTCTCCCATCGAACAATTACAAGACCCACCACCTACTGTTGAACGACAACCAGAAGCAGTATTATATTGACCACCACCAACTGTTGAATAATTACTAGAAGCAGTATTACAATATCCACCACCAACTGTTGAGGTATTACCGGAAGCTATGTTACAATAACCACCTCCTACTGTTGAACCTCCACCTGTTATTACACCAAGAGATATCTCACAACCAGAAACAATATTTTTATAACCACCACCAATTGTTGAAAACCTACCAAAAGTTTGATTACAACGTCCACCACTAATGGTTGTGAAACCAATATAAGGAGTCGTGGTATTACAATAACCTCCAGATATTATATTACCACCAGTTGACTCGTAAGTATTAAAATTTTGAGTATTACTATTAATAGTATTTTTATTTCCACCATTAATAACATCTCCTATTTTTGGATAATTGTCGTTATAATTTATTGATGTAAAAATTATGTTACAACAACCACCACCAATGAATGAATTATTACCACAAGTACAGTTACAAATACCTCCACCAATAAATGAATGTGTGCCGACACTAATTATGTTTTTTTGACCCCCAACAATTGTTGAATAGTCTGTTGTTGCTGAGTTTGATAATCCTCCTAAAGCGGCTGAATAATCACCTGAAGCCTCATTATTAACTAACTTTCTAACCGATGAATTAATTCCTGTACCTGTTATGATTACTGCGTTATCTAACGAAGTGAATAACGAACCAATCGAGGCTTTAAAGGATGAACCTTCGGGGCTATCTGTTGTATCACCTGTTAATACAATGTGAACTAATGCGTTTGGTGATATGTAGGGCGGAAAACTTCTATCTGTTAATCTCATTGGTTTTTTGTTTTATATTATAAATAGTTCGTTATTGGAAATCGTATATATCAAAATCCATAAATTCAAAATATTCATAATCTTGAAATTGTTTTGGAACTGGTGGTAATAAATTACAAAGTACCACTTCAAATCTTTCACAACCATCACCATATATAACTTTAATACCTACTGCGGCAACACTATCAAATTGTGGTGGTAACGCAATAATATTATCCGGAGGTACTGAAGTAACAATTGTTGCAATTAATATACATTGACTACCATAAACATCACACGCATAAATTGTATACGGGAAATTTGAACCTGTGATTGACTGTATGTTAATTGCTGTCATATGTTAAAAAGTATATAATGGGTTACATACACCTTCATTAGCGTAAACAGTTTCGTTAGCGCCTAATACATACCAAGAGTTAAGTGGGGGGTAAGATGAGGATGAATAAACTGAATAAGATAGATTACCACCATTCAATTTCCATCTACTTAATGAGGTGTCCCAATTAATTGAATATGTGTAATCATCAGACACCCATTGATTATATCCATTATTATCTAATCCATTTGGATTAAAATGGATTTGTAAGTTATTAATACTAATATTTAGACAAAAATTATATTCTATTTCCATTTTACGTTATTGATATGGCGACACCTTTTGTTATATTTAAGGTATTGTATGATGTGATGTTAGTGTATTTAGGTGTTGACGTACCTTTAATTAGTAAAAATTCGCTATTTCCGTTGTACCAATTTGAATTAGCGTAACTTGTTAATAATTTATCAACATTAGAACTATTAAATCCGCTTCCACCAACTATTATAACTTCTAATAAATTTGTAAAAATTCTTGAACTATTTGAGAATGTTGATATTGTGTTATTACCGGATATGTATAATTTATTAATATCTAGATGAACTAATGATAGGTCACCTGATATTGTGTTATTACCATATATTTGAATTATTTTTGCATTAGAAGGTAAGTCTTGAATATTACCATAAATGGTATTATTGCCTTTAATAGTTATTGATGAATATGCGAAAGAATTACCTAAACTATTAATATTACCGGTTAATGTGTTGATACCTTGTAAATCAAAATTCGCCTGAATTTTTAAATTTAATGAACTAATATTACCGCTAATACTATTACTTCCGAGAATAGTTAACGTCTTTAATGTTGTGTAGTTTAATGTTACAATATCTCCATACAGAGTATTACTTCCCAAAACTATTATAGTTTTTAAATTTGGTGGTAATGTAGATATATCACCAGTTACTAAATTTGTCCCTTTTAAAGTTATATCTGTAACACTATTTGATAATCCGCCTAAATCACCAAATATTGTGTTATTACCCTGTACATCTATTGTTAATAAATTAGGTGTTGACATTAATGATATATCACCGGTGATAGTGTTTAAACCATAAATTGTTATATTGTAAAGTAATGATGGGAAAACAGAGATATTACCACTTAAAGTGTTTTTACCGGCTAAAATTATATTTGTTAATGTTGTTGGTAAATTAGAAACATCACCTGATATATTATTTGATTGATTTTGATTATTACCCCAATAATCTACATATAATTTTTTTAAACCGATAGGTAAATTTCCTACATCTCCCGAACAATTAGAGTATTGTGAAATAAACTCAGTTAAAGTTGATGGTAATAAACTTATATTACCTGATGTAAAAATGCCTTGGTTTGTGAAAGACCCATAAATTTGTAATCCATCTAAATTCTTTAATTGAGACGTTTCAATTTCTAAATATCTAACACTATTTGAAGTCATTTGAGGGGCAACCTGTGATGGTGCCAACCAAATTATAGATGTTAAATCAGAAGATTGGATTAATATATTTCCTGTATAAGGGGTTGAATATGTGTGTATAATATAACTTATTCCTGAAGGATAATTACTAATATTACCGTCGCCCCAAACCACTCTATATGGTAATGAAGCGTTTATTATAAACCCTTGAGAGTCAACCTTTGTTATACTATTTAAACTTCTAGCAATCATCGTGAATGTTTCACTAAATGATGGTGTTGATGATGTAGGTGTTAACGTTTGAGTTGGTGTTAGGGTTTGAGTTAAAGTTTGTGTTGGTGTGCTAGTAGGAACTGCACCTGATGTTTGTGTTAAAGTTTGAGTAGGTGTTTGAGTAGGTGTTGTGGTTAAAGTTTGTGTGGGTGTTGGTGTTGTTGTTGGAGTAGATGTTGGGGTAGATGTTGGTGTACTAGTAGGCGTTGGTGTTAGAACAATAGCTTCTGAACATAAAATACAATCGCCATCATCTAAAAATCCGTATGGTCCTAATAATAATGAAACATCGTCAATACCTATTGTATTAAGATTAACACCAATATATCCAACACACATTAGTGTTCCATTAACGTTGGCTTGATAAACATGAAACTTCTCAATTGGAATATTTCCTGGCGTAACTATTTGATTTGTAGTATAATACATCATACCGTTATAACAACTTTGGAATTGATAACTATAAGGACATACAATAGTATCGTCAATTGTGTTAAACGTTACGCCTTGTTCAAAAGTACAAGTACGTGCAATTTGTGCCGATGGTGTTGGCGTCATTGTTGGGGTGAGTGTTGGTGTAGGTGTTACACTTTGAATAGTTGCACTAATAACTACATTACATGGGTTTGTGGGTGTTGGTGTGGGTGTTGGTGTTAATGTTGTTGTACTTGTTATTGTTGGTGTGGGAGTGGTTTCAAAATCACAATCAAATATTGCTGAGAAATTTAAATTTGCACAATTTAATGTTGGTGTGGGTGTGGGTGTTGGACACGCTCCACTAGAAAAATAGACATCATCTAAATCCGGACACGGATTAAAACATGGTGATTGACCTGATAAAAGACAAGTCCCATCTAAAACAGTTGATAAACACCATTGAGTTGACCCTGTGTTATAATAAATGAATAATCCATTTGTTTGACCTGTCCAATATAGTTGAGAGTTATGTGTCCCGGCACTAAAGTATATATCATCAAATGTTGGGTAACCAGTGTTTGAAAGGCAATATGTTGAACTACAAGGCATATTATAATGTTAAATTTAAAATTGATTCACAATTATTATTATCTATAACTTTTAAATTAAATGATGTTAATGTACTCCAAATAGGAGGTATAATTACATTATAAGGAAAGGTTGAAACTGTGTCTATGTATATTGATAAAGTAATTGGGTTATCACATAGATAAACTTTGAAGGGTGATACTCCGGTAATATTACTTATTGTTATTTGTGTACTCATTTCGTTATGTTATCTCAATAAATATAGGGGGATTAAAAAACTAATAAAGTTTTGATAATAATAATTTTATTCGTATATTTGCATCTATGTCAGATGATGCGGAAATTTTATTAGAAATACTACACGATATCTTAGGGGATGAAAAACTTCACTATGAGTCAAAGGGTCAAATATCCTTTGACTGTCCTATATGCGATGAAGACCAACACAAAGGAAACATGGAAGTGAATTACTTTGAACACGTCTATAAGTGTTGGAGTTGTGGAGATGAAAATAATACCAAAGGACCTCTTGGAAAACTAATTGACAATTTTGGTAACAAGAAACAGAAAAAGATATACAACCTACTTCAACCTGAAAATCACAAACCAAAAGAGAAACGAGTTACTAAATTAAGACTACCTGAAGGATTTACCAAATTCAAGGATAGTAGTTTAGTTTATCCGGTTCGTCGTCAAGCATATAATTACTTAACCCAACGTGGAATTACTGATAAAATTATTGAAAAGTATGGGATTGGATTCTGTGATAAGGGTGCGTTCTCGGGTAGGGTAATAATTCCTTCTTATGATAATAAGGGAGAGTTAAACTATTTTATAGCCAGAAGTTGGGACCCAAATAGTCGTGCCAAATACAAAAATCCTGAATCATCGAAAGATGAAATAATCTTTTTTGAAAATACAATCAATTGGAATAAAGATATTCATCTTTGTGAAGGTGCCTTTGACGCGATATTCCTACCTAATAGTATTGCTATGTTAGGAAAACATATGTCCGACTTATTACTTAATACGTTATATGAGAAGGCAAATGGTAATATAATTATTTGTTTGGATAGTGACGCGTGGCAAGACGCTGTTAAGTTATACCACAACTTAAATGGGGGTAAATTATATGGTAAGGTTAAAATAATAAAATTAACGGGTGATGCCGATGTTGCCGATTTAAGAGGTGACATCAGTGATTACTTTTATAAAATGAAATAGATGATAGATTTAAATGAGGTTGCAAAAGAGATTAGAGAGTTATTAGATAAACGAAGAGGGGAACTTGAATTAACATTCGTTGAGGACACTCACACTTATTATATGAAAGATGAGACCGGAGTAATCCGGAGTGATTATCCATCTGTTAGTAAGGTAATGAAATACTTTTACGAGGAATTTGATACGGAAGGTATATCATTAAAGAAAGCCAAAGGAGACCTTGAGATTCAACAACAACTCTTAGATGAGTGGAAGGCGGCGGGGGATTACTCAACCAATATGGGAAGTAGAGTTCACTATATGTTGGAGAAGAAAACTATTGAGATGTTTGGGGATTACAAAGAGGTTAGACAACCAATCTTTGAGTGTGACTTTACACAAATCTTAAAGGGTGATAGTATGATATCCGCAGGAACCGCTTACTTAAACCTTATGGTTGAGAGAGGTGCCGTATTATTGGATACGGAGATTGTGTTGGGTGACCCTGAACTAGCTTACACCGGACAACCGGATAAGGTATGGTTGATAATGAATAAGGAACAAACTGAATTCGGATTGGTAATAACGGACTGGAAATCAAATAAGCCAAAGAACTTTGAGGAATCATTCTTCACTAAAAAAATGTATTACCCATTTGATAAGTTACCAAACAATGCGTTGGGTCACTACTTCACTCAATTACCATTTTACGGAAAACTTCTTATTAAAATGTTACAAGGAACCAAATACGAAAACATTAAATTGTATGGATGTGTGATTGTCCTTGTTAAAGAGATTGGTCAGTATGAAGAATTCCGTGTTCCAAAGGGAGTTCAAGAAACTATCTTGGATATGGATGTGAAAAAATATTTGACTAAGAAGTAAAAATAAACTAAATTTAAAAGAAAAACATATGGACGATTTATTACAACCAAAGATTGATTTAAAGAAACAACCTACATTAGTGTGTGAACAATGTGATAGCATTTACTTCAAAGAAGTTACGATGATAAAAAAAGTTAACAAATTGTTAACCGGAAGTCAGGAAGACACTATAGTTCCGTTCCCAACTTACAGATGTGACGATTGTGGTCACGTAAATGAGGAGTTTAAATTATTTGATAAATAATGAGACTGGTTAAACGAGGATTTGCGTCACAACCATTAGGGTCTATGACTTTATGGTTAATACCAACATTATCATATGTTATACAAAAGGCTGCTGGAGTAACATTTCATAGAGAGTGGATATGGTGGGTCGGAATACCTACTTTGATTTTGGGTTGGGTATTATTAAATTGGAAAATTAAAAAATAAAATGATAAAGAAATTAGTTCACTTTAGTGACTTACATATAAGATTATTCAAAGACCACGACTTATATCGAGGAATCTTGAATGATATGTTGGAACAATTCAAAGAGATTGCTCCGGATAGGATTGTATTCACCGGAGACCTAGTTCATTCTAAAAACCAAATGACTCCCGAACTTATTGAGTTCGTGGCTTGGATTCTTACGGAGTGTTCTCAAATTGCCAAAACAATAGTTATAATTGGAAACCACGACTTTTTGGAATCGAACTCATCAAGATTAGACGCTCTTACACCGGTTATTGACTCATTAAAGAATGACAACATCGTTTATTTGAAGAACAGAGGTGAATACGAGGACGATAATGTTGATTGGGTGGTGTATTCATTGCTTGACCATAACATTCCACCTGAGATTGAAAAAACGGGTAGATTGAAGATTGGATTGTTTCACGGACCAGTTCAGGGATTAACTACTGATATCGGATATAAGTTTGAAACCGGGTTTGAAACAGATAAGTTTAATGGATGTGACTTGGTTTTATGTGGTGATATTCACAAAAGACAAATCTTCAACATACCTGGTGGAAAGAAAGCGTATATGGTTGGTTCAACAATTCAACAGAACTATGGTGAGACAATAACCAAGCATGGATTCGGAATCTATAATCTTGAATCAGATGAATATTCATTTGTTGATTTGGATAATCCAAAACCTTTCTTATCATTTAAGATGAAATCATTTGATGATATTATAAACGGAACTGAAAAATTGGTTAATAGTGGTAAATAAAAAAATATGAATAATTTAAATGATATTGCCATTAAATATGGTACAGATAAAAGTTCTGAAATACACGATTATTGTGTAAAATATGAAAAATATTTTAATTTTAATCGAAATGATAAATTAAAAATACTTGAAATAGGTGTTTTGTATGACGCTTCCTTAAAAACTTGGAGCGAATTTTATCCAAACTCTTTAATTGTTGGGATAGATATTGATGAAAACTGTAAAATTTATGAGTCCGAAAATATTAAAATTGAAATTGGTTCACAAGAGGATGAGAAATTTTTAAATAATGTTATTGAAAAATATGGTGAATTTGATTTAATAATTGATGATGGTTCTCACTATCAATCACATATGATTAAATCATTTGAAATTTTATTTCCGTGTGTTAAAAAAAATGGTTTGTATGTTGTTGAAGACACTTGTTGTTCTTATTGGGATGAATATGAGGGGGGATTTAGGAAATCAGGTACTGCTATAGAATACTTTAAAGATATTATTGATGATGTTAACTTTAATGGGGAATTACTTGAAAGTCATTATAGTTATGCTAGAAAAGATGACTTATTAATTGAACAAGTTAAATTAAAAAATTATAAAATAAGAACTGATATTGAATCAATAAATTTTATGAATTCAATTATTATCATAACTAAACGATAAAATGGGAAATCTTAGAGACAAATTCTCCGATGAGGAGTGGGAAGAATTACTTAAAAAAATAGAACAAGAAGACAAACAACGTGCATCAAATCAAGTTAACAAGTAGTCAATTAAGTAGTGTCAATGAATATTGTAAATTAAACAATATTGAGGACGTGGATAAGTTCATAACCAAATGTTATACTGAAGGATTTAACATAAAGAAATATGGTCTACTTGGTGATGATTCGGGAAAAACAGGTATTGTTGGTGAAAAACAGGTAGAAATTGAGGTAATCCGTGAAATACGGGTAGAAGTACCTGTTGAAGTTATTAAAGAGATTGAGGTGATTAAAGAAGTTATTAAGGAAATTCAGATTGAAACTATCAAAGAAGTAGAGGTTATTAAATATGTTGATAGAGAAGTCATAAAAGAAGTGAGAGTAGATGTTCCTGTCCCAAATATAGATAAAATTGGGGACAAACCTGAACCGATAATTATTGAAAAAATAGTTGAGGTCATTAAAGAAGTTGAAAAGATAGTTGAAGTAGAAAAATCAAATGATAAGACATTACTTCTCCAAGAAACTTTACAGAAACTTAGAAAAGAACTATCTTTAAAGAACACAAGGATTGAAGACCTTGAAAAAATAAATAAACAATTGGAATCCATTAAAGTTAGTCAAGGTGCTGTCTTTATGAAAGGTTCTAACTTAAATGAGATGATGTAATATGATTAACATTTTAACTTGGTTCATCTTAAGCTACGGGCTTATGAACATTATGGTCTACGGGTCAATCTTTCAGGGATTTAGAGACTTCTTCCAAAAATGGGGAAACAATAAATTATTACCATTTAATGGTATTGCTAACTTTATATCGGGTATAATAACTTGTCCGATGTGTTTTAGTTTTCACGGAGGTTGGTTTTTATCATTAACTGTGTTCTCACCAACATTTGTATTGTTTGAAACACCATTATGGATTAGTTGGTTCTTTGATGGAATTCTATCATCCGGAGCGGTATGGGCAATCAATGCGATAATTGAATGGTTTGAAGAAAATAGACCATCAAAAAATTAAGTTATGGAAACTAAGTTAGGTGATTTTGTAATTAAGTTTTTACAAAATAAAACAGAAACAAGAAAGATTATCAAGTGTGACGACTTTTTTCAGTTAATAAATGATATGGGTATTACTGATGATAGCGATGAAATTATAAGTATTATTAATTATTTAGAAGAAAACAATACAGATATTAACTTTCATGGGGCAAAAACTCAAAATTTTTACAATAGATTTAGAAATATTGAAAAAAAAGTTCAGATGTCTAAAATGTTAATGGGTTCTAAAACGGAAGTTCAAAAAATGATTGAAAAGGTTGAGAGTGTTAAAGTTCAAGAAAGACCAGATTGGTTGGATTATTATCGTAATGATGATGAAGGTGATGAGAGTCCTAATCATATGGGATTATCTGATAGAGATAAGAACTTAGGTCAAGACATTATTGATAGACTGACTAGTGAGGTTAAGGAACGAATTGATAATGAGCCGGGAATAACGTTAGAAGAAATACGAGAACAAATGAATGACGAAATAAATAACAATTAAATAAAAACAATTATGCCAAAGTCAAAATTACGTGGTGGAGCAAAGGCTCACAAAACAAGAGTTGTAACAAGAAACAACGCTCTTAAAGGATTAAGAAAGAAAGCTCAAGCGGAGTACACAGAAATGTTTGAAAAACAAATGGAGACATTGAAAGCTCAATATCAAAATGAGAATGGTGAAACAATGGATTTGAACACTGAAGTTATTGGTGAAACAAATGAAATTAATGTGACCGAAGCTGAGGTTGTAACTCCTGAGGTGGAAGTTGAGAACTAAGATAATATCAGCGTTTCCTGGTGTCGGTAAAACGACTTACCATAAAAACAATACTGGAACTACATTAGATTCAGATTCGAGTAATTTCAGTTGGGTTGTTAATAAAGATGGTGAAAAGGTTAGAAACCCCGAGTTTCCACAGAACTACATTACCCATATTAAAAATTGTATAGGTAAATACAAATACATATTTGTTTCATCACATAAAGAAGTTAGAGATGCTTTGTTAGACAATTGTCTTTTCTTTTACTTGGTTTATCCGGATGATAAACGAAAAGAGGAATTCATCCAACGATACCGAGATAGAGGTAACGACGAGAACTTCATTAAGTTAGTTGATTCTAAATGGGATGAATGGATGTCGGAATACTATTGGATGGATAGAGGTTGTGAGAAACTAACCGCATATGATGGTTGGAACTTAGATACTGTATTGGAGGCTCAAGACAGAAGAGACGGTGGAGATGTCATTCAAGAAGAAGTAGAAGAACTGAATTAAAACAAATGGATTTATTCAATCCCCCACCACAATTTAATTACACAATAATGATAAAAGATTTAGATATCACAAGTTTTGATAATCCTTACCTACAGATTGTATGGGAGGATTATGCCGAAAACTTTACACAAGAAAAAATAAAGAGTGTTCGTCATTACTTTCAAAAGAAGTACAACACAACCAATGTTAATGTTATTACAAAGACAAAGGTTGGTGACGACACCACACATACCGTAGACATATCCTTTAACATCTTGGATGAGAACTATCAATTAGAATTGGTTCGTTCATTCTTGGAGTCAAAAGGAAATATGGAACACTACGATGATATCTACCAACTTAATAGTATTGTGGATAATAAATTGTTACAGGACCAAACCGACGCCACTCCGTTTAAGAGATGGTACATTAAGAACATTGAGTTCTCAAATTTTTTATCCTATGGTGAGAATCAGAAGATAGATTTTGAGAAGTGTGATGGGATTACGGTTGTGGAATCAAACCCGCCTAACTTTGGGGGTAAGACAGTTCTAACAGTAGATTTACTTATGTTCTTATTCTTTAATGAGACAACCAAGACATCAAAGGCGGAAGAGATATTCAACAGGTTTACAGATAGAAACAAAGTTGCCGTAAAAGGTGAGATTACAATCGATGGTGAGGAGTATATCATATTGAGAAATATTGAAAGAAAGTTATCAAAGAAAAACGAATGGACGGTTAAGACCGAGTTGGACTTTTATAAAAGATTGTCTGATGGTAGTTTACAAAACTTCACCGGAGAACAACGAAGAGAGACCGAGGCGTTTATTAAAACGTCAATCGGGACCAAAGAGGACTTCTTAATGACCATCCTAACAACTGCCACCAACTTGGAAGAACTAATTGACGCTAAACCTACGGCGAGGGGTCAAGTTCTTTCAAGGTTTATGGGGTTAGACTTTCTTAAACGTAAAGAGGAAGCTGCCAAAGAAATTTATAGTGACTTCTCCAAAGGAATGTTATCTAACATCTATAACTCTGAAGAACTTAAAACGGATAACCAAACTAGTCAGGAAACGATTGATACCCTAACGGAAAGTAATCTTACGTTGGACACTCAGTTGGAAGATGCTAAAGCAAGAATCCTTAAGGGACAAGAGTATCGTGATGGGTTGTTAAACTCTAAACATAATATTGATAAAGATTTGACACTAGTATCTCCGGACAAAGTCCAAGAGGAAATTAATGGGTTGGACCTACAGAAGACCAAAGCCATTTCAGATAGAGATGGTGTTAAGGTTGTTGAACCATCTGAATTTTACCACGAGGATAAACACGATGAGGTGAAACAGGAGATTAAGGATTTGATTACCAAACAAGCGGAGAACAACGCCAAGATTAAAAGTATCGAAGAACTTAAGAGTTCGGTTGATGGTGGAATCAAATGTGAACACTGTGGTATTGAACTGATGAATGCTGCAATTACCAACGCAAAAATTGGGGAGCTTGCCGGTTTTATCACGCACAAAGGGGAATTAGAGGGGTTAATGCAGGATTTAACCAGCAAAGAGTTAGGTTTTGTTAATCTTAAAAAAGAGTTTGATGAGTATGAGAAAAACAAACTTATCAAAGAGAAATATGAATTAAGTGTTGAACGTTTCCAATTGATGATTGACGCGTTAAAAACCAAATTAGAAAGATACTCTGAGGTTCAGGATAAGATTATTGAAAACAATAAGACAGATGGATTGTTAATTAAAGCGGGAATTAGAATTGATGAACTTGAGGGTGAGAAGAAAACTATTGAAACTAGTATCTCAAACAATAAGTTTACAATGACAAATCTAACTACCAAGATAACTTCTAACTTGGAAACAATTAGAAAGATTGCGGAAGAGGCTGAAAGAGAAAGAATCTATAAAATCTATTTGGAAATCTTCGGTAAGAATGGTGTGACCAAACTTATAATGAAAACGATGATGCCACTTATTAATAGTGAACTTCAACGATTATTAGAAGATAGTTGTCACTTCAGATTAGAGGTTAAGATTAACGATAAGAATGAGGTTGATTTCCTTATGATTGATAACAACACTCAGGTTGAGAAACCGATGGCGTCCGGTTCCGGGTATGAAAGAACCATTGCGTCACTAGCGTTAAGAGCGGTGTTGAGTAAGATATGTTCATTACCAAGAGCTAACGTTGTTGTGTTTGATGAGGTGTTCGGAAAGATATCCAACGACAATTTGGAGATGGTATCAGAATTCTTTAGTAAGATTAAAGAATATTTTGAGAAGATATTCGTTATCACACACAACCCATTAGTAACAAATTGGGCTGATAACGTGGTGAGAATTAGAAAAGAAGAAAATATTAGTTATGTTTCCCAATAAATGTTTGGGAAACATAATTTTTTTAGTATCTTTGTAACATAATATATAACTTAAACGTATAAAGTATGGATGGTTTAACCAAATACATTTTATTTGTCTTCGCAAAGAATGACAACCCAAAAGAATTTACAGAACAAATTGCTGAAGAATTATGTGTTATTTCAGACACTCCAAATCTTAATTTTTATTTCGGACCAGAATCATCTGTGTTCACAATCTCAACATTAGATTCCCATCAGGATGTAAAAGACTATGTTGATATGATTTTAGACGGGGGGGATATTATGTATGTCTTACTACCTTACACATCTGACAATTTGTCATATGGTTTACCTAAAAAAATATCAGAACACCTTTTTAATGATGGTATTAGTGACTTTATGTCAGAAAAATCAAAACTTTCAGATAAAAGTGAGTTTGAGGTACGAAAAATGATACAAGACCAAATCAAAGAAAGCTTTATGTTAAACATTGAAGACTTTGACTTTGATTATGATGAAGATGAATGGAGTGATATTGATGAGATTAAAAACAAACAACGTAGTCCATCTTTAGACGATTTATTGGAAAAGATTAAAGAAAAAGGTTTAAATTCGCTGACAGAAAAAGAATTATCACAACTTAACAAATATTCAAATTAGTATGAAAGAAAAAAATTCAGGAATTCCTATAAATCAGGAAGAAATCCAATTATATCTAAAAGATATCCGGAAAATTAAAGTAATGACTGTAGAAAGAGAGAGAGAGTTATCAAAACTAATTGTTTCAGGTACTCTTACCAAGCAAGAAATTGATGAAATTAATAAGGAATTATTAGAGGGTAATCTTCGTTTTGTTATTACTGTGGCAAAACAGTATCAAAATCAAGGGTTAGATTTTCCTGATTTAATTGCTGAGGGAAATTTAGGGTTAATGAAGGCGATTAATAACTTTGATTGGACTAAGAACTTAAGATTTATTTCATATGCTGTATGGTGGGTTAAACAATCTATCCTCCAATCACTAAATGACAATGCTAGAACCATCCGTTTACCGGTTAATGTAGTACAAGATTTACATAGAGCAAAAAAAGAAATTGAATCTAATGGTGGTAAATTGGATGATAAGTTTCAAAACTTACCATCGATGATTGATTTAGATATGAACATTAATGAAGATGGTGATACTCTTATTGATATAATTAAAAACGAGGGTGCTGATATGCCTGATGAGGTTTTTAATAGTAAAGACCAATTAAAAGCTAAACTAATTACATTGTTAAATGTTTTAGATGAACGTGAAAAAGTAATTGTTGAGGATTATTTTGGTTTAACAGGAACACCAAGAACTCTTGAAGATATTGGTGGAGATTTTAATCTAACAAAGGAACGAGTTAGACAAATTAAAGAGAAAGCCTTGAGAAAATTAAGGAATGATAGTTCAGTATTATATGAATATATGTAAAAACTTTATAACCTTCTATTTATTATGATAGAAGGTTTTTTACTTTTATGATAAAACTAAAACAAAAATTATGAAACCAATTTTAAATTTTATTGATACTTGGGGTATTAGAATAATGTTTTTCCTAGTGGTAATAACATTTTTCAAAACTTGTAGTACAAACTCAAAAGTCCAAGACGTTAATGATAGTGTTGATTCACTTTCAGTTAAACTTCGTAAGGAAATAAAGATTGAAGGTCTTAAATCCGAGAAAAGAGCTATTCAAGCTTCTGATAGAAAAATATTAGATGTGAATAGACAAACTCAAATTGACCAAGAAATAAATAAAATATCTAATGATTAAATCATTATGGGCATCCATTAAGGAACACCCAAATAGAGCGATGTTCTTAATACCAATTATTTTGGTTGCGGGAATATCAATATCACATGTTGTATCTTGGTACAACTTAGCAAATCCAATTAGTTGGGCTATCTATTTATCAGTGGCTATTGAGATAGGTGCTATGACCGCCTTGGTTGCTGCCACCAACAAAATTAAGGGAGGAGTTTGGTTTATGTTTGGATTAATTACTTTCATTCAAATGATTGGTAATATTTTCTACTCATATAAACAAATTGATGCTAATGGGGAGTTATTTAAGTCATGGATGGAATTAACGGGACCTGTATGGGAAGTGTTGGGGTCAAAAGCTAATGATGTTATTGCTATGAAACGATGGTTGGCTTTCTTAGAAGGTGGTTTACTTCCTGTTATCTCACTAACATCTCTACATTTCTTTACTAAATACGATGATGGTAAATCAGGTGTTGAAGAGGTAAAAGAGATTATTAAAGAAGTAACTATTGAAGTTGAAAAAATAGTTGAAGTTGAAGTTATAAAAGAAGTTGAGGTTATAAAAGAAGTTGAAGTTATAAAAGAAGTTGAGGTTATAAAAGAAGTTGAAGTTATAAAAGAAGTTGAGGTTATAAAAGAAGTTGAGGTTATAAAAGAAGTTGAAGTTATAAAAGAAGTTGAGGTTGAGAAAATTGTTGAGGTTCCTGTGATTGAATATGTGGATGTTGAGAGACCTGTTTATATTAGGGAGAATCTATTTGATGAAAATACGGGTGAAATTGACTTGTCTCAGGATGAACAACCTATTAGTAATGAAATATTTTTTCCTAATCCTATAAATGATGATTTTATTAGTCCTGGAATGGACACGCACGAGCCACCTCGTCTAAATAGATTAAGTTATGTAAAATAAAACTTAAATTATTAGGTTATGATAGACATAATTAACGGTTTTAAACCAAGTGGAAAACAAAAGAAAAAAAATCAAATAATCCTCACACATTCTTCAAGGAATGTTGGGGATTATTTGCAATCATTAAAACTTAGATTTAATGGAAAATTTAAAAGAATACCTAATTATATCATTACTAGAGATGGTAGAATACTCCAATTATTAGGTAATAATGAACATTCAAATTATTTTATATCACCAAACATAAATAGAAATTCTATAATTGTTTGTTTGGAAAATTTAGGGTGGTTAGAAAAAGAACCACTAACTAATCATTACGTTAACTGGATTGGTGATATTTATAAAGGTGACGTGTATGAAAAAAAATGGAGAGACTACTATTTTTGGCAACCATATACTACTGTCCAAGTTGAGAAAACTTCGGTATTATGTAGTAAGTTATTAAAAGAAATGAATATTAAATCCCAAATTATTGGACACAACACAAAAATAAATGGTATTGAAAAATATGACGGAATAGTTAGTAAAAGTAATTTTGACACTGATTATACAGATGTTAGTCCGGCATTTAATTTTGAAGAATTTTTAAAAAAAATAGAATATGAGCAACTCACATGATGAAATAAAAAGATTAGTAGAAGCGTCTAGAAAGATGTTATCAAATAGTACAATTAATGAGGATATTAATCGTATTAGACAAAAACACGGTATTATTAACGAACAAACAGATTTAACAGATGATAATATTACCAAAAAATTAAATGTTGCTAAAGACGTTGAGGATAAAATTGAGGACGACACCAATAGTCCGGAAGATAAATCACAAGGATATAGAGTTGTTGGTGGTATAATTGTTTTACATGGTAAAGAAAATAGTGATTTAGATTTGACTACTGATGAGAAAATTGCTTTCCAAGAAACAATGAATGAGTTTGTTGAAGAAGTTTCTGATTTAGTGGATTTCAATAAATTAAATTTGTACCCGAATAATGTTGAGTGGTCAGGTAAAATAATTGATTTTGATTTAGATTTCTTTTTTACTATTGGAGAAGAAAACGGAGTATATATTAATGGTGAAATGTTAAAAACTGACGATGAATTCTTAGAAATGATTAATAAATTAAAAGTTTTTTATGAAAAATTTAAGTCAAAATGGTCTAAAGTTTTAGCGTCAAGAAAACAAACAAGTAATACTGAAGAATAATGAGAGACATAATTGGGGATAACAAACAAAATATATTATTAATTATTGTTATAGTATTGGCGGGTTGGAATATCTTTACATCTAATGGTATTAAAACGGATGTTAAATCATATAAAGAAAAAATAGAATCTCTTCAAACTGAGATTGATTCAACCAACGAGGTTAATAAAAATATTAACATTAAAATTGATTCTGTAAAAAAAAATGTCATTAATATATCCAAAGATATTCATCATATAGATAATAATATAACCATAATTAAAAAACAAACAAATGAAAAAATTAATAGTGTTGATACTCTTACTGTTAACGAGCTTGAGCAGTTTTTCACAGACAGATACAACAAAGGTACGAATTAGCACTCCAATTGCAAAATTGGTGATAAAAGACATTATTAAAGGTGATGGTTGTATAATTGAGTTAAAATTAACTCAAGAAAAATTATTTAAAACTGAAGAAAGAGAAAAAGAAAAAGATAGTCATATTTTTTTACTTGAAGATAAAGATAAAAATAATAATTTTATGATGGTTAAAAAAGATGTGCAATTAAAAACATCATATGAATTGTCTGATAATTTACGTAAGGAACTTAAAGAACAAAGAACAAAAATTTTTTTTTGGAAAGTTGGAGCTTACGTTGGTATAATAACTTCAACGTATCTCTTATTATTAAAATAATTTAATTATGAAAACTAAAGAAAATATTGCTTCAGATTTAGAAAATAAAATGGAGGATGAAATGAGTAATGTAGGTGTTTTTAGTCAAGGTATTGAAGGAATGATGGCGGCGAATGATTTTAAAAACTCGTTAGGTGAAGAAAAAAACAAAAAAACAGATATGATAAAAAAGTCAATTAAACAAGGGGTTTCAGATAAATTAGTCAGTAAAACTAAACTTAAAAAACCTGTGAGTAAATTAACGTCGTCATTACCAATTATGGGTGAAAATGGTGAGACTGATGAGTCTACTGGCTCAGGTTCCGCAGGTGGGTTTTCAACGTCATTATTTTCCACAACTAAAAAAGAAATGGAAGAAAATTGTCGGAAAGGTTACAAAGAAATTGGTGGGAAAAAGAAAAATGGTAAAACAGTTCCAAATTGTGTTCCAGTAAAAGAAGGTGTTAAAGAAAAGGATAAGGAAAAAAAATATTTAGATATTGAAGACATGATTCCTGAATTAAAAAAACAACTTAATAAAGGTACTCGATTAGATAAAGATACAAAAAAAGTTGAAGCGACTGAAGCTACGGGTTCAGGCTCTTCAGGACAATATTCAACAACTGCTGCTTGGGCAAAATCAACAAGTAAAAAAGATTGGATGGGTAAATCTAAACCACAAATACCGGGTGGTAAATTTGTTCAAGTTAAGAAAAAATGTAAGAAGTTCCCATATTGTAATCAGGGAGATATTAAGGCTCTTAAAATATATGAGAATGAAACAGTTAAGAAAGCAATCAAAAATATTAGTGAAAGACATAATATTAGTGAAAATGTAATCAAGTCAATAATTTCATATGAGTATGAAAAATTAAAATCAAACAAATAAAGTAAAAAACTAATATATTTATAATAAAAAAACAACAATGAAAAAATTAAATATAACTTATTTAGAAAAAATGATTTCTAAAGTATTAAAAGAAAATTTAGGTGAAAAGGCGGAAACTTTAGTATCTAAAATTAAATCATCTATTAAAGAAAATTCTGAAGTTTGTGAGTGTGGTGGTAACATGTACGAAGGTGAATGTCTGGAATGTGGTAATAAAATGATGGATGAAGGAATTTACGACGTTGAGGACATTAATAATAAAGACGAATTTGATTACGTTCAAGAAGAAGATGATATTGAAACAGAAACAAATGTGGAGAATGAGGAATCTTGTAAATATCATATGGATAACTTTGGTCCGGATGATGACAGAACAAAACAATTTTGTGGAGATTCAATGAATGAATCTTTAAAAGGTCGTCAAAGAAGATTAGATAGAAATAAAAATAATAAAATTGATGCTGAAGATTTTAAGATGTTAAGAAAAGGTGAAACTAAAGAAGGTAAGACATTTCCTGATTTAACTGGTGATGGTAAAGTTACTCGTAAAGATGTTTTAGTTGGAAGAGGGGTTAAACTTAAAAACTCAAAATCTGACAAAGCCATTAAAAAAGTGAATAAAATTTCTACAAAACATGGGATGGAAGAAAGTAATTCTGTTAGAATGAGTGAAAGTGAAATGGTAAATTTAATTGAAAAAATTATAATAGAGCAAAAATCTAAAAATGTTAAAGACTCAGCGGAAAAAACCAATTCAAAAATAATAGGTAATACGCCAGGTTATAACAAATACGAACAAATTCATAAAAAAGACGGAAAAGAAAATGAAGATAGTCTTAAAGCTGTTGCTCAAAAGATGAAAGATTACTTAAAAGATGGTTCTAAAGGTGAATATAATACAAATCCAAAGTTTTTCCCAAAAGGTAATGGTGAATTAGCTAAAATGGATAAAATGGCGTATGTTCCATCAGATGCTGTTGAAGACTATGTTGATAACTTTACAGCGGCGGCTTTAGAAAATTTAGATTACGATGAAATCCAACCAAATGAAGAATGGGTAACAAATAACATTGAAGGTTCTTCTAAAACAGGTAATAACCCTGATTGGGCAAATACCGGAGAATCTGATGTTAACAAAAAACGTAATAAAATTAGAAAAGATAATATGTTAGCAAAACTTAAAAGAATGGCTTATAATAAATCTCCACAACCCGTTGTTAATGATAAAGAAGGTGGTAGTAAGGCTAGTGATATTATGACTAAATTAGAATCAACTGATTCTAAAAAAACAAAACAAATTAATGAAGAATTTAATAGAATGAAATCTTTAATAGGTTATAATCAAAAAACTCAATAATTTACAAATAAATAAAATCAATTATAATTTCTCCATAGACAACATCTATGGAGAATTTTTTTAACTACATAACAAAACCTTTAAAACCGGAAGATATAGATATATGGTTTAAAATGAATAATATAATTCCTGAAAAATTGGAGTTATATTCTGATTTTTGTCATACCCTTTATATTTTAATACACGAGACCTACTTGGGTCAAGATAATGTGTCTACGGAAACTAAAATCAAGTTAACGAATGATGATAACACAAAACACTTTGAGTGGTGCTGGATAAAAATTGTTAATAACTTTCAAAAAGAAAATATAATTTTTAACAAAAAAGGAGACCATTTTGATTATTTCCAATCATTTTTTGATGAAATATTTTATAATCAAATAGAAGATAAAATAAAAAATTCAATAAGTAGTTTTTTTACTGATTTATTTAATATGAAAAAATCTTTCACAAAGTCAGATTTAGATATGATTTTAACCATTTATAAAACATTAGATAAAAATCTTAAAAAATAAAAAAATCCTTTATAGTCTTTACTATATGATTAAAAAAATTACTTTATAAGTATTAAAAATAAATTAATTAACACAATTTGAAATGGAAACATTAGAACAAATTAAATCTTTAACAGAAGAGTTATCAGTTGATACTTCAAAATTTTTTGGAGGTAATAAAAGTGCGGGAACTAGAGCAAGAAAATCGGCACAAGATTTGAAAAAATTATTAGACGGCTTGAGAAAAGAGATTTTATCTGAAAGAAAAAAAGAAGAGTAATGGATAGTATTGATACATTTTTTTTATTTGTATTTGTCTTTTCAGTTTTAACTGTTTTTAGAACAGTTGCTAGATTAGTAAGTTCCCTGTTCTCAAACCCACCAAAGAGATTCTTATGGAATAAAGGGGAACTTATTTATCTTGGATTAGCAATATCGTATTGTTTAACCTATATTATTAAAAATTAATTATGAGTTTGTATAAAGAATTTTCGGAATTATTACCGTACATTCAATCAGTAAGAAAGATTGAAAAATATTTGTCATTTGATATTAGTTTTCCGATATCGTGGAAACTACCTAAAAAATATGTTCAAGAAGATAAAGTAATGGAACAGGAAAATAAAATACCTGGTAATCGTACTTTTTCATTTGTTGCTGAAATAAATGAAAATGATGTTGAACAAGTAACTGAAAATTTACAAAACATTATTAAGTATAATCTTGAGAGAGAAGAAAAAGATAAATTATTCCAAGACAAAGTTGATGAGTTAAAAACTATTTTTGAAAAACAAAATTTACAAAGTTTACAAAATTTAAAATTTGATTTAAAATCCAAACAATTAACTAAATTAAAACTTGACGATAATGAAGAAGAACTTACAACAACTAGAGTGGTTACAGAATGAGATAATAAAAGATAAAATTGTCCTTGACCAAGAAAAATCAAGATTAATTGAAAATATTAAAAAAATAAAAAGAGAAGATATTCTTCCGAAACCACCAAAGAAATTAACATTATGGCAGAGAATCAAAAAAGTATTGATGGGATAATTGAAAAATTGGCGATGATTGCGGATGCGGTTGATGAATTATTTCCTGATGGAAAAACTGCGATAGCGTTTGAATTAAAAAAAGTTGACTTTAAAAAAGTCCAAGAAAATTTTAGAGAAATTGACCATTCACATAAACAATTTAAGATTGAAATATCGGGTAATGAATTTATGTTTTTATTAGATGAGTTGTAGAATGTCTAATTAAATAATTTTTAGAAAAACCATTTTCAACTAATAAATCGTATAGGTACTTTCTTTGTGATGTTGTGTAATCTTTTACAAACATACAGTCATATCTTTTTTCATTTATAAAATGACTTGATAAGTTATCAATGAATCTCATACTATCATCACCATTTTTAAAAGTTAACAAATTAAATTTATCGTCATTTTGAATAATTATTTTATTGTTCAATTTAGATATAAGTTTAAGACCATCTTGTTTTAAGTAAGTTTTTAATAATTCACTTAAAGTTATTTTTTGATTTTTAGAATAATCTAAAAATGATTCCTCAATTCTATATTTCATTATTTTTAAAATAGTGAAATCTTCATCATCTAAACTTACTTTAACCTTTCTTCCAAATTCATCTTTTAAAAATATTGGTAAAAAAGTACCGGAAGTTTTTTCAATTAACGCTAACTCATAACTACATTCAACACCATTTTCATATTTTTTATCAAAAATAACTGAATCACTAACATTTATTAAAGATTCAAAATAATTATTTGCCTTTTTATGAGTCTTAAATTTATTGATTATTTTCTTTTTTGTTTTATTTTTGAATAATACTATCTGATAGTTCATGTTGGATATATAATAATAAATAAGTTAGTTTTATATTAAATATAAGTAAATAAGTATGGAGAATTTTTATCAAACACTAGGTGTAAATGAAAACGCAACTCAAGATGAGATTAAAAAAGCATATCGTAAATTAGCGGTTGAACACCATCCTGATAAAGGTGGTAACGAAGATACGTTTAAAAAAATATCGGAGGCGTATGATACGATAGGTGACGATACTAAACGAAGACAATATGATAGTCAAAAGAATAACCCTTTTTCTAATATGGGAGGAGGAGGATTCAACCCCTTTGAAGATATGTTTCAAAATCATTTTCACCAACAAAGAAGAAGGTCGGCTCCAGATAAAATTATTGAAGTTAATGTTGGGGTTTTACAATCATATAACGGTTCAGAAAAAGGTTTTACATATAATAGAAAACATAAGTGTGAACCGTGTAATGGTAATGGTGGGGAAAGAATAAATTGTAGTGTATGTGGTGGAGATGGGTCTATTACTCAAAGAGTTGGTTCAGGATTATTTGTCCAACTTATAAGACAAACTTGTAATTCTTGTGCGGGTAAAGGATTTTCATATAAGACAGTGTGTGGTTCATGTAATGGTGAAACAACATCAACTAAATCTGAGACAATAACTATTAAACTTCCACATGGTATTGATGAGGGTCAATTTTTAAAATTACAAGGTAAAGGTGATTACGTCAATGGTGTTTATGGTAATTTAGTTATTAGAGTTAAAGTTACTCCGGAAGATAATTTTGAGAAATCAGGGGATGATTTAATTTATAATGCTTATTTTGATTTGAATTCATTGAGAAATGAAAAGTTAGATGTTAAACACCCTAAAGGTGTTATGTCAATAAAATTACCTGAAGAGTTTGATACAGAAAAACCCCTTAGAGTAAAATCTAAAGGGTTTCATAATACAGGTGACCTATTTGTTAAGTTACATGTTAAATTTAAACGTAATTAAAACAGACTCATTAATTTTTCAATTAATTTAATCGTTCCGTATATTGAAGCGAATAGTAAATAAACCGATGATATTACCATCGTCCAATGTGTTTTTGATAATGTTTTACGTTTACAAGATTTACATTCTTTTTTAGGTTGTTCAGGGGTTGCATAAATAATGTCCTTTTCTTCGATAATTTGTCCTTCAACTGTTTCCATATTAATATATTTTAAATAAATATAGTAAAAAAAAATTAAAAGAGAAACTTGCTTTTTTACTTTTTATTTCTTATACTTTAAAAAAAGTAAATTATGGCATTATCATACATCGGGGGTAAATCTAAAATAGGTAAATGGATTGTACCATTCATACCTCAAGACATAGAAACATACGTAGAACCATTTTCAGGTATGTTTTGGGTATTCTTTAATATGGACCTAACCAAATACCCAAACTTAAAAGAAGTTGTTTATAACGACTTTAATCCACTTAACTATAATCTATTTCAATGTCTTCAGAATCCTGAGAGATTGTTGGAGGTTGTTAACTCAATTCCTTGTCAACAAAGAGATGAGTTCCCAACACCGGACATCTATAAAGAACAATTCATCAGGTTCCAAGCTGAAATATTTGAAACCAATTTCAGCGTACAAGCTTACGATTATGTAGTTGCGGCTAAATACGCTTATGTTTTGGCTCAGGTATTCTCGGGGTCTAAACCGGAGACAAGTTCATTTATAGACTTGAAAGGGAAGTATAAATCAAAGTATCTTACCTTCAGAGATAAGTTATCTAAACCGGATTGGGTAGAACATTTCTTAAAGATTGCTAAAGTTGAAAATTTAGACTTCCAAGATGTTATTCAAAAGTATGATGGACCATCTACTTATGTTTATGCTGACCCCCCATATTGGAAGACAGAGAACTATTACAACAACCACGACTTTGATAGTAAAGACCACGAGAGATTGGCGGATTGTCTAAAAGGGATTCAAGGGAAGTTCTCGTTATCTTATTATGATTTTCCTCAATTACACACTTGGTTTCCACCACTTCAGTATGTATGGGAGAAGAAAGAATTTGCTAAGGCGGCTGCTGCGAAGAAAGGTAAATCTCAGAATATGGGGGAAGAACTTCTAATTATGAATTACCAAAAATAGTTTGGATAGTAAAAAAAATATGTTATCTTTGTCCCGTTAAACAAAAGTAAACCGATTTTAGCGAATTATTTACAAAAATCAAATATTTATAATAAAAACGATTAAAATGAGACTAACTAACACACTATCAACTTTAATTACGGAACAATCGCGTTTCCAAGTCTTATATGACAAATTGGTGAAACCTTCTGATAAGCCAAGAAAACCTGGTGAAAAACCTAAAGGTGCGATGGATTTTGAAACATTAAAGGCTATTATACTTGCAGACCCAACTACAATCGTTCCTGAAGGAATGGATATTGATACGATTTCTTTAGAAGATATGGAAAAAGTAAAAGTTGGTAAATACTCTCAATGGTTACTTAAAAACTTCATAAAACCGGTATTTACCGATGAGAAGGCTGGTTTAGAACCGGGAACACCTGAATATAAAAAAGCCGCTCAAGAGTATAGAAGATTATTCTTGGAGGATTTATATAAAGTAACAACTGACTTAGTAAAATACGAGAAAGTTAAACAATACTTACCTCAAGAGGCAAGAGATATTAACAAAATAACCGCCGCTGAGTTATTCAAATTATTGGATGAGTTCGTAATGCCGGAGAAAAAACAAAAAGAATTAGAAAAGAAAGTTGCTAAAAAGACTCGAGAAGGTTTTAATCACGCAGGTGGTGAAATTGTTTGGGAAGGTCCAAATTGGACTATGATTAGAATTTCTGATAAAGGTGAGGTTGGAAAAGATGCCGCTGTTTACTACGGAGGGTTCCACGAATATGATTTAGGTGAAACAAGATGGTGTACATCATCACCTGGATTAACATATTTCAACGGATACATCAAAGATGGTCCATTGTATGTTATATTTCCTAATGATGATAAAGGTGAAGTTGGTTCAAAAACTGGTTTACCAAAAGAAAGATACCAATTCCATTTCCCATCTAATCAATATATGGATAGAGCTGATAGACAAATTAATTTGGTTGAATACTTAAATGGTCCTATGTCAGAACTTAAGGATTTCTTTAAACCTGAGTTTGCTAAAGGGTTGGTTAAAGGTGGTTCAGGTAATGTTGTTGATATTGCATATCCTGATAATGCGGCTGGTAAGTTCATTGCTTTATATGGTTTTGACGAATTATTTGATAGTTTACCGGATACAATTGAAAGATTGTTGATTAGTAATAAATCAAACGAGGATATTGCGTTGGATGTTCCGGAATCAATTGGAAGATTTAAAAACTTAGAAGCGTTAAAATTAGAGAAGATTTGTAGAAGTATTCCTGATTCTATTTGTAATTTAAAATTATTAAATTTCTTAGCGTTACCGAATAACAAACAATTAAAATCGTTACCTGAATGTTTAATAACTTTACCTGAATTGGCGTTTATTAATCTAAAAGATAGTAATGCAAATGTTCAAATTCCTGAGAAATTAAAAGAACGATTGACAGATGAAGGAATGGGGTTCTATTATTTTAATTAATACTAATACTTAAAAACAAACAAATGAAAAATGTTGACGTTGAAATCTACATTAATCAATTTATAACTTTCTTTAACAACAACCCCAATGACTTACTTGAGTTAATTGGGGATGTTTTAAAGGATGACTTCTACGACAGAGTAAAACAACAATCTTTAAATAATATTGATAATGGTGAGGATGTTTCCTTAACTCAAAAACAAATCATATCTATAGTTGTAGCTCTTAAACAATCTCAGAACGATGAGGTTGATATGGATAAGATTAAGTCCATAATTTATCACACAAAATTCGCTCACTTTTCTCTTAATTAATTTGTATATTTAAATTTAATGTCTTACTTTTGTGGTTCAAAATAAACCTGATGAAAGAAGAATTATTTAACTATACCGTAAAGAAATATCAAGTCTCGGAATACTTGGATACCAATCCTATTAGACCTCTTAAAAAAGAGGTGGAAGATGATTTTTGGGGAACAATTGAAACTAGTTTAAGTTCTGGTAGACATACAAGTTATACGCCTTGGGGTGACTATACTTTTAATGCGGATTATGATACAGAAGAAAAATTTGTAGAACATTACGGGAATCCACTTGCTTCATTATATTTGAATAGAGTGATTATCTGTGTGACTAAAGAGAATGATAAAGTTTCCTTCAAGATATTCAATTATAGTAAAACAAGACGTGTTGCCGGTAAATGGTTTAAATTAAGAACTAATTGTAAGTTCATCACATTCAACTATAAAACAAATGCGTTATATACCGGTTCATTAGACAACTACCATTTGAAAAGAAAATGTCGTAAAAAAATTAGAAGAGTCCTTTTTAATAATGACCCCATCAATAATATGAGACGATATTTGAGAGATTCGTTTAACTCAATAGTGGATAAAGATAAAGTTGATATTCCAACCATAATCAATCAGGTAATCTCAACCTTTGTTAATGCCATTCCCGGAACTGAACTATATGCTGACTTACTTCCTGAACAAAGAATCTATAAAAGATATTTGGATGCTCAAGGAATTAAAACCCCAAACAATTGGTTTGAGCTTATGAATGCCTATCCCCAACCAAAGAAGAAAGATTTGGTGAAGTGTGAGTATAAGTATATTGATGCTTTAATGAGGGTTCATAACTTAAAGGGGGATAAGGTTAAGAGAGTGTTACATAATGTTAAATCATTTGAGGGTGTGAATAATTTTACCAATGCTTGTTCAATATTTGGTGATAAGTTTATTTTAAATCAACCTGATGAGTTTGTTCAATTATTATTGGAGCATAATAAACAAAGTACATTTCATAATAATATTGGAAAAGGGTTGTTGACAAAAAAAGAATTCTCCAATTTCTTTGAGATATTTAAATTATTTCAAAAAGGATTGATTAACCATAATGTGATTGAAGACCACTTTAGATTTTATCGTTTGTTAGACCAAATGGAGACAGTTAAATGGACATCAAGAACTCACGATGAGTTTGTTCAAGAGCATTATGACTGGTCGGAGAAATACAACCATTACACCAATGGTGACTTTACTAGAATTTATAACCAAGAGTTTGTAGATAAAGTGAATGAGGTTATTTTAACTAAAGATGGTCCATACTATCCGGAGGTGTTAACAACATCTAAACGATACAACAACGAGTCGTCATTCCAATCTAATTGTGTTAAGACATATGTTAAAAGAATTGATTCCTTATTGATATCTATGAGACGAGGTGAGGGTGATAATGAAGAGAGAGCGTCAATTGAGTATCGTATTACTTTACCTTCACTACATAATACGTTTGATTTAGAAAGATATCAAACTTTGGGTAAACGTAATGATAGATTGGATGAAAGTTGGGATGACGCATTAATCAAATTGGATAATAAAATTTATCATTATGAGGGTTTGTTTGATACCTTACAGATTAAAGGTGAGTTCAAAAAAAGAGAATTGTTCTCTGATTGGATGTCAAAAGAAGTAGTAAGATATTCTGTGACTAAAACCGGAAAAGACACGACTGAACGTCAATTATGTTGGGAGAACGATTCAATTATGAAATTAAATTCGTATAATTATAACATTGTTCCCATCTATAATGATGAGAACACATTAGATTTTTAATATGAAAGAAATACCCCAAAATTGTATAGAGACCTTCGCAGTTAGGTTCTTTACGCACCCCAGTGTTTTAGAGGTGTATCCAACTATGTCTAACGAAGACACGGATAAATTTTTAAGTAAATCTCAGTTACTATGGTTTGATTATTTTGTAAACGATGAACACAAAATAGTTAAGAACAATAGATTATACGAATATGATGCTACCGGTATTTTAATTTTACGGAAGTCGGAGACTAAGATATTTATATTAACAAAGGTGGATAAACAAAACGTAGTTGATTATATTTTACTACAAATAAAACGATTAACAAAAAAAGATTAAGAATGGAAATTACACAAGAATTATTACAGGAAAAGATTAACAATGGTGAAAAATTAGTGGTTGACTTTTGGGCGCCGTGGTGTGGTCCTTGTAAAGTTATGAAACCAGCGTTTGAGAAAGTTTCAGAACAATTTAGAAATGAAAACTCAGAAGTTCAATTATTCACATTGAATGTTGAGGAAAACAAAGAATTTGCTGCTCAATTAGGTATCAGAGCTATCCCAACAGTTAAATCATTTTCTGATGGTAAAGAGGTATATTCTCAACCAGGAATGCAAATGGAATCACAAATTAAACAATTGGTAACTAACCTAATCAATGGATAAGTTATTGATTCTTTTCACAATGAAAGGTTGTCCTTATTGTGATATGATGAAAGAACAACTCATTCAAAATGAAATTGAGTTTGTTATTAGAGATATTAATGAACATAAAGATGAATATGATATGTTTGTTGAAGTTACTGAAAATGAATTTGTTCCGGCATTTATGATTGTTGAATCACCGGACACAGATGACCATAAGAGTTATTTATACGCACCTGAAAGAGATTATGATGAGATTGAAGAAGGTATTGCAATCATTAAAGAACATTTTTGGAAAATAAAAAAATCCCCATGATTGGGGATTTTCTTTTTTAAAATAGTATAAGGTCTTTAATTTTGTCTCTAATTAGCCAAGGTTTCGTATCGAATGGTTTTAATAAATCATCTGTAACGTCGTAATCTTTTATTTTATCAAGGAATATTAACATATCAAAATCAAAAACATCCAATGTCATTGAGATAATGTCTTTTTTGGGGAATATTGTGTTAGAGTTAATATCAATTTGATTATCCTCGTCCACTTTAACGGATGAATATTTAAAAGTTAACTTATCTGTCAACAGAACCTCTAACAATTGATTAGAGATGTATTCTGAATAGTATAACTCTTGTCTTCCCATACTCAAACTATAGCCGTGTGGGAACTCGGATGAGATATTTAACGGGGAGTAAGTGTAATAGTTTAAATTAGTAGTGTTCTCCTCTGAATAATCTAATTCATATTCTAGTCGGGTGTTATAATAAACAGAATTAAATTTGGGTTGGGGATTTCCAACAATATCTAAAATTAGATTATTGTGATATATTGGTCTTGAAGAATTATAGAAGTCAAAGGTATAATCAGTTTTTTTTGATAATTCAGTATTATAAGTGATAACGTCAATTATATTTAAATTATTATAACCAAAATTATCCAATAAGGTTTGATATTCTTTATAGAACGATTCCTTAATGGGTACCATGTCTAAGATTTTATCTGAGTTGGTTAATCCATTAACAACAAAAAATTTACCACAATCGGTAACTTCAATGACAACATCGTGTTGGTTAGTTTTGTTTATCTCTTTTAATAAAAAGTCTGCGAATAGATTAACAATTCCTCTGTTTGAATTTTCATTTATATATTTCATATTTTTAAATTATATGAAAGGATAAATAAATTAAATTTAATTATAAATAAAAAAAGGGACAAAAAGTCCCTTTATTTATTTAAACACATAATATTATTTTTTAGTATAATATCTCTCAACAACTTTACGAATAGATTCTTGTATTGGCTGAGTTTTTGGTGCTTGAGCCTGAACCTGCTGTAGAGTTTGAGATTGACTTGATTGTTGTGTCGTTTGTGTTTGTTGTGCTTTGTTTTTACATCCGCAACCCATGATAATTTTTATTTAAACGTTTATAACAATAAATATCCACCTTTTACGTTAATTGTAAAGATTTATTTTTAATTACTGGTATTTATTAATATGAATAAGAAAATAGTTTTAACCAATAAAGATTTACATCAAATTGTAAAACAAATTGTGGAACAAGTTGAGGGGGAATATTATAAAATATCTCCTGAAGAATATTTGCAATTAATGTCCTTGAGTAGTTATCACGGAAAAGCAATAACTAAAATGAAAAGGTTTGAAGGTAAACCATTATGGATAACAGGAGACCTAAGTCTTGAGGGTACTCCAACAGATAGTTTGGGTAATGTTGCTTATGTTGATGGTTCCTTAGACATCTCTAATACTAAGGTGTCTAATCTTGGTGACATGAGAGTTAAATCATATATTAGTGATAGGAATAGTCCCCGTGAGAGAATTAGAGAGAAACAAGAACTAAATGCAAAACTTGGTGAGCAAGAATCTCTTCGTGAGAATGATGAATGGGCATTAACTACGGGTGATGAAACCGGAGAAAAGGCTCACGCATTGTTTGACAATTTAGTTAATAATGGTGAGATTGAACCATTATCGGACGAGGATAACGAAAAATTAACAATCTTGAGACGTAAACTGCAAGATTTGGAACAAGAATATGATAACCTTGATGATAATGATGAGAGAGTCTCTGAGTTACAAGACGCTATTGATGAAACTGATATTGAAATTGAAGAGTTGGAAGAGAATAATGTGGATGTTTATATGATGTACGCATCTCCAAGATATACTCATTATGGTTTACAACAATTTGAGGTTTTAATACCGGGATTTAAAGACAGAGAATATACTGTTGGAACATATGAAGAAATGGATGAAGCCGCATTACAATATGCGAAATCTTATATTGATGATATAGGTGCGGATGGATTTAGTGAATCGTTTATTGAAGATTATTTAGATGTTGACGCTATTGTAAGTATGGCTGAAGATGATTATGATTATCAAATTAGAGATTATCCTGATAGTTATTTTAGTGATGATGATTATGAATTGACTCCGGAACAAGAAGAAAGAATAGAACAACTTGAATCTCAAATAGAAGATTTAGAACAACAAAAACTTGAATTGGATTCAGATGATGATAATTATTATGAATACGAAGAGGATTTAGATAATCAGATAGAAGCTCTCCAAGAAGAGTTAGATAATATTGAGGTTGATACCGAACCAACCGAAGATATGATTGAGAATAAAGTTAATGAGTTGGTTAGAGATGTTAGAAGAGACCCACTAGATTATCTTAAAAATTATGGATTAGATATTAAAGAGTATATTGATGAGGATGAGTTAGCTCAAGGATTAGCTGACTCCGAAGGTTGGGGGTTTATGAATGGTTATGATGGTCAATATGATAGTGAAGAAGTTAACGGGGTAACCTATTATATTATGAGAACTAACTAAAACTATTCCTTTTTCCAATCTTTTCCCGTATATTTTATATAATATAATATGGAAATGAAACAGAAAAATAAGAATAAATTCATAATGGACACCGATTGGTTGTTTGACGGTATTTTAGATGCTGAACAAAAACAATATGTGTTATTAGATTACTTTCAAAAGATGAACAAACATCTTGAAAGAATGGAGGTTTACCCAATGTTTATTGAACTTTCATTACACTTGGGTAATATACAAACCTTACTTACACAAAACAAAATTTTATATGTTGATAAAAAATTAACCTCCAATGATGATGAACTAGTTTTATCCGATTTAAAGGTTAAAGACATTCCCGTTTTAGATGATGAGGAAGTTATTGAGTATCAAAAAATATTAAAAAATAGTCAACCACAACTACATGACTATTTCAATTTCGCAAAATCAATTTGGAGTATTGTTTATGATTCTATTGATGTTATTGTGAAGAAAAATAAAAATAATTTACAAAATAAGTCGGGGTTTTTTTACTACAAGCAACCTGAAGAAATGTTTATATGGCAATATACCACAAGAAAGGTGTACAAAACCAAAAATCAAACAAAAACATCTTTAAAATTAGTTTTTAAAGGACAACAAGGAAGTTTGACTATTCCGGAAATTATCTCTACTTTTTCAAAAACTTACGAAAAGAATAATGAAATGGATTATCCAATTTTTGAAGTATTTTGTAGTGACATTTTCCCATTAAAGGAAACATTAGTTCCAATTTTTAAAAGAAAAATATTATCATATATTAATCAAAATATTAAAATAACTAGAAAATTATTATCATAATGGACAAAAAACAAATTAAAAATTTGATGGATAAGTTAAGACGACCAATCCACATCAGTTACATCTCCAAATATATTCTTAGAAAGAATCTTGAGGAAACAAAAAAAGAATTGGATGTTTTAATATTAGAAGGTTATGTTAAAGAAAGTAAAATAAGTGATGGATATTATGTGGCTGTCTAAAAAAACGTATTACATTGGTAGCGGTTGTAGTCAGACCATGATTAAGTTTTTTAAGTACTCAGTTTTATATAGTATGTCACCATCCGGATGGTCTATTAGATTTAATAATGGGTTTGGTATTAATGTCACCACTAAACCGTTATTCTCAGTTAGAAACGGGATTAAAAAAAGTATTAAGTTAGGGAAATATTATATAGTAAAATTATGAGTGAAAAAAGTAAGGAAATGGTTAACCACCCGGAACATTATGGTGGTCAGGATAATTTATATGAAGTTGTAAAAGTGTGTGAAGCTTGGGGTCTTGATAAAGATGCTTACATCTTCAACGTAGTAAAGTATGTTGCAAGAGCGGGTAAGAAAGATTCTGATAAAGAACTTCAGGATATGAAGAAAGCGTTGTGGTATTTAAATCGTAAAATTGAACGTCTTGAAAATAACAGTTGATATTGACCAATACGCAGAAGGTGCGATTCTGTTAGATGGATTAGAAAGTGCGATTATTGGAATTGTTGAGGACTTTGGTTCTCCGGGAAGAAAAATATTATATTCAAAACAAAGGATATTAGATATCCTACAAGAAAGAGACTTAATGCTTTATGGTGAAGCGGAAGAGTTTTACGATTATAATATATTAGGGTTATACGCTGGTGAACAGAATGCGGTGTTCTTAGACCAAGGCTTAGAACCAATTAAAAATAAAGAAAACGAGTGGGAATACCACGCAAAATAATAAGATGATAGAAACAGGAAAGATAATTAATGGGGATTGTATTGAGGTAATGAAAACTTTTCCGGAAGGGTCAATTGATTTATTGGTGACATCACCTCCATACAACGTAAACATTTCTTATGATGTTCATAAGGATGATTTACCAATGGATACGTATTACGAATGGACAAAGGATTGGTTGAGAGAGGCGTTCCGAGTATTGAAAGATGATGGAAGGATTGCTGTGAATGTTCCGAATGAATTGAATGTTCAAGAAAGAGGTGGAAGAATATTATTCGTTGCTGAGTTTTGGATGATGATGAAAGAAATTGGGTTTAAATTTAGTGGGTTAGTTGACCTTACGGAAGATAGTCCACACCGAGTTAGACAAACTGCTTGGGGTTCTTGGATGAGTGCGTCGGCACCCTATATATATAATCCAAAGGAATGTATTATTTTAGCTTATAAAAAAACTAATAAGAAATTAACTAAAGGGGAATCTCAATGGTTGGGGGAACCAACTAAAATAATTCAGGAAGATGGAACCATCAAAAATAAAATGATTTATAAAGATGAGGATAAGAAAGAGTTTATGAATTTGGTTTTTGGTAGATGGGAATACTTTGCCGATACTAAATCCTTAACCAAAGCAACCTTTAGTATGGATATACCAGCAAAGGCGATTAAAATACTTACATATAAGAATGATATTATTCTTGACCCTTTTATGGGTAGTGGAACATCAGCTGTGGCGGCAGAAGTGCTTGATAGACGATGGGTGGGGATTGAGTTATCTTCGGATTATACAGAAATTGCTAGAAAACGAGTACAATCATTTATTGATAGTAAAAAACAAACAAAATTAGAATTAAAAGAAGAGGTGTTATAACCTCTTTTTTATTTTTAGTATATTTATAACTAAAAGATTTATTATGGCAAAAAGATTTATAATTTCAGAAGAAGAAAAAGGAGATATCCTTTCAAAATACGGATTAGTTAATGAACAAAATGAACCAATTGAATTTAAAAAGGCGGTTCAGTGTTTTCTTAACAAAAAAGGATACAAAGATGACTCAAATAAACCATTGGTTGTTGATGGACGTTTGGATGATAAAACTAAAGAGGCTCTAAGTAAATATCAAATTAAACTTGGTGTTGACAGTGATGGTGTTTGGGGTCCAATGACTTATAATAAAATGCCAAATGGGGATGTTCAAATTTTTAAACAATGTATTTCGGATGAAGGGGATATTGTAGATAAAGGATTACATTTTTTTGGATTAGATTAATGAAAAAACTTATAAAAGAAAGTGGGATAAGAGATATAAACGCTCTAGCAAAACGATATCCTAAAGCTGAAATATATTTTCACCAAGATTTAGATGGTGTGACGACAGCTATTGCTATGAAACAATACCTTGAAAATAATGGTATTAAAGTGGTAGGCGCTCATATTATTCAATATGGTGATAAAGAGTTTGCTGTAAAGAAGAATGATGCAACAGGTGATGTGATGCCGGTATTAGTGGATTTCGCTCACGGAAAACCAATGTTTGTTATCCATACAGACCACCATGATAGACAAGCAGGTGCGGAAGAGACTAAGTCTACGTCATTTAGAAGTTCACGGTCAAATGTTGAAACAATATCTCAAGTGGTTTCACCAAAAGAATTATTTCCATCTTCCGATATATTACTTATCTCAACTGTTGATTCCGCAAATTATGCGGTTAATGAAATTTCAGTTGACCAAGTAATTTCTTATTTATTTAAATTAGATAAGGATAAATCATTGGAGAAAAACAAAATGTTAATGGGGTTAGTTGCAAACAAACTACTATTAGCCTTTAAAAACAAACCAGGGTTTTTAGAAACATTGGTTATGGAATGTACACCATCGTTATTGAATATTCTTCAAACTATTAAACGAATAATGGTTGAAAAAGGATATGCTAAACCGGAGGAACTTGAAAAAAACAAAGAAAATTACGTTAAATCAATGCAAACCAATCCTAATGTTAAAGTATTAGGTAATGTTATTGTTCAATATGGTGGTGGTTCAATGTTTAAACCAGGTTCTTACGATAGATATACACC